TTTGCATGATGGGACTAGGCCGTCGGCGTGTGTGCCTTCGCGGTCTACTTCGACGAGGTGGTCGGCTTCGGTTGCGGGTCGGCGTCGGCACCAATGGCAGATTGGGTTGTCGGCTAGTAGGGCTTTGCGTGCGGCTTTGTATGCGGGGAGCTGTATTCGCTGCGGTTCATGTGTGCCCCCCATTGCGCGGCGCCCCCAGGGGGCTTGCGCCTCGATGTGCATGTTCGAGGCGTTGGTGTCGGGTTCAGGTTTGTTGTGCATGTTTGTTATCAACCTGTAGTGATCTGACGTAGAGAGCAGACGGGTGTAATGCCCACCCCCGGCTTGCCTCTACCCGGGCCCCACTTGCTATTGTGCTGACGTCATCGCCTTGACGCTTTGCCCCGCCACCTTCGTGTTGCTGTTTTAGGGCGCGTCAATCTACCCCCGTTACCGGGTGTCATCCATCCGCCCTGCGACAGGCTTAGGTCTGTGGTCGATCTAGTCGACGGTGATTTCTGTGCTGTACCAGTAGGCCTTGACTGCTTTACGCAACGCCCACCGCAAATACTTCAGCAGCTCATCCTTATGCGCTTTGTCGATGTTGAGTTCGGTGACTTTAGCAATCAGGCCGACAAGTCGTTCAGCATTATCAAGGCTCATGCGGTGTCCTTCTTGAGGGCGTCAATGACGCGGTTGGCTTCACTAATCGTCAACGCTTCAGGCACAGCTGCGTCACTCGCCAGCACCTGCTGGACGTAGTTGAACAGGCCTTCCTCATCAAGCGACAGTTTCTTGGCAAGCGCTTTCATGTAGCCCACCTGTTTCGGTGTGGCTGCTTTTGAGGCCGCCGATGGTGGTGATGTGATCGGATGCAACGGGCGAGGGTTCCGATTGCGGCGCAAGGTTGCCCACCCCGCCCGCTGCACCTTGCCCATTTCCTCACGCGACGGACGTTTGCCGTGCGTGGCATAGGCGCAGTTAGCCAACGCTCGACCAATAGCGCTGGTTTCACAGTTTTCCACGAATGATGTTTTGTTGACCGGGCTGGAGCCTCGGATTTCTTCGGCGTACCCGACAGCGGTTGGCTGTGCCTGGGTCGGCATCAAAGTAGATCTCGGCCCTGAACACGCAGGTGTCGCCGTCGTAGTTCATCATCGCGGTAGCGATCCTGCCGTTGGGGTGGTCAGCCCAAAAGCGCGCTAACCGATCTTCTACGGTTTCGTAGTCGTTCAGGTTGAAGCCCATACCGTCAGCCTTTGTGCGTGATCATGCTGGCCGCCAGCGGTTTGGCGTGGCGTGTGGTGCCGGTGTTTACGATGGTGCGGCGCCTCACAGCTGCATTGAGCCGACCAGCAAGCCCCTTGGTGACCGGGAAGGTTTGACCCAACCTGGCCCAAATGTCGTCAGCGGTGAAGTAGCCGAGGTCGCGGGCGCATGCGTCGATCGCTGGCGTCGACTTGGCGTTGCTGGAATGGTGTCCATTTGGCGTCGGCGACTGCTTGGCTGATTTGCATCGCCTGACCGTATGGGGTGGTGCGGATGGCTGCCGGGGGAACGCGGCCGTCGCACACGAAATGTGATCGACCTTGCACGTCAGGCATCGCTAATGGTTTGTGACAGATGGTGCAGTTCATCGCGGCTTTCTCCAACGCTGCGATCGCCTTGTCGATCGTCTCGATGTCGTACAACGGTTCAGGGTTCTCAAGCGTCATCGCGTTCGCGGATGGTGCGTAGACGTCGGATGATGTCGCTGTGCGGGTTGAAGATCGTGTCAACGATTTCGTTGAGTGCTTTCAGGTGTTTTGCCGATGCTGAGGTCGGCTCAAAGTTGTCAGCGAACATTTGTCGGGTCTCCTTGCTGAGAGTGTCGTCGGGATCGATGTAGGGATGTTCTATCACAGGTGTGTCACTTGGTTGCCTGTGGCAGCCCACGAACCCGACCTGTTGCGCCAAATGGCGAGCGCGGCGCGCAGGTTTGCCTCGGGTATGTACAGCTCGCCGCATTCGGTGACGCCGACGTCTTGGACTTGTAGCCAGCCCATCGGCCAGGCGCTGTTGGGTTGGCACCAAAAGCCGTTGATTTGAGTGAGGCCGTACGACCCGCCGTGCGGGTCGTCAACGTTGTGTGCGGTCGGTGTGCATCGACTTTCGCGCAGCATGACGACGGCGAGCGTGTCAAGCTCGTCCTCGGGCCAGCCGACCTGCCGGGCCAAGTTGACGGCGTCATCGCAGGTGGCGATCGTGGTCGGCAGGCTGGATTGGGTGACGGTGATCTGCCCGACCGTCGTCGTGGGGTATTCGTCCCATGATGCGGGTGTGGTGCTGGCTGTAGGTTGCCCTGAAGGCCTCTAGGAGCCTCTAGGAGCGTCGTAAAGCCAAATATGGCTGTGATACAGGTGATAAGCGCGGATAACGGTCTAAGGGTCATATCGGTGTTCCTTTCGTCGGTGATCCCACCCTAGGGCAGGCCGTGAGCGTTAGGCGGGGATGCCCTCAAAGACCTTGAGAAATGCGGCTTTTACGGCGTCGGGGTTGTCCGCCATTTTGGGTGTGATCTCGACGTGCCACCAGTCGCCGCCGGGTGCACCGTGACACGGTTTCTTTTTGGTAGACCTGCCAGTCCATGCGGTCGCAACGCCAGGCGCGGCCGTATGGCTGCGGCCAGTAGTCAATGACCATTTGTACGCCGAGCACGTTGGCGTTGGCTACGCAAGCGTCAATGAACACTTTTGACGAGTTGACGGCCATTGGGTTTGCCTCGATGATCGGGCATGTCACGGTAAGACAGGTCTACGGCGCGCCCGGTGGCATGCACCGACAGGCTGCCTGGCTTGCCTTCGCATGTCACGTTGGCCCCATGACCCGTTATTCCACAGTGAGCCGTTGGCGTATTTGACGGCTTGGCGGATCCATTCGTCCATGCCGGGGCGCGGCTTTGGGACTGGCTGCCGTCGGCGTTGCCGATGTAGTCGGTGGCGCCTGGGACGCCTGGTTTAGCTTTGGCTGTTGCCACGACCGTAGGCGGCGTCTTTCGGGTTGGCCCATCGCATGACGACGGGGATGAGTGCGGCGACCGCGGCTTTGGCGAGGTCTTGCGGGTCGGTGTTGCCTGTCGAGTAGACGGCGACAGCTGCGGCGATCGCTGACCGGGCATATGAGGCAAGCATGGCTTTAGTTTGTTTGCTCATGGGTGGTTCTCCGTGTGGTCGTCGATTTTTTGTTCTATTCGGCCTAACGCTTGGTGTACCCGTCCGTGATCGTCACGGTTTTCTTTTTGGCCCCGATGAATGATCGCAACGAGTAAAGAGAAAGCGCCAGCGATGACAGCCACCACAATCGAAGTATCCATCTGCCCATTATCCGAATAGTGCGGTGATTTCGTCCGCGGTTAGTCCAAGTTTGGCAAGGGCGGCGGCGCGGATTTCGACCTTGGCGTCCGCGTCGGCTTCGAGCTTGTGCGGCAGCAGCCCGTTGTGCGTCAATAACAGCGGCTTCTTCCAGCTGTCGCTTCGCGTACTTCGTCGTCGATTTGGATGATGTAAGCCATGTTGTTACCTAACTGTTCTGGTAGCCATAGACGCGGATGATGCCACCTGTCAATGTGCCTGTGGACGGCGTCAATGTGAAATGCGGTGTATTGCGTCGTGTTATTCACAAAAGCCTTGATCTATTTGTGAAACGTCGCGTTGTGACTGGCCCGACGCTAGTTGACCATCACAATGGTTTCGTCGGCGAGGTTTGGGCCAAATACTTCCATACGAAGATTGTTTCGCTGCGGTGGTTCCTCGACCAGCAGAAATGTATGCACCATTGTTTACGTATTGACCATTCATTGTTGATGCGCTGAAATTCATGTAATGAGCCAGATGAAGTAATATCCGGTGGCTGTTGCACCAAATGTCACGCGAATGTCATTGTGTTGCGCTTGACGATACCGCCCTGATAAAGCACTAGATAGTTGTCGTAAGTGCTACTAAATGCGCTTGAAACGGTAACGCTTGAGACCGCGCTACCGACTGGTCTGTGACAGTAATCCATGTAAGCCGAGCCACCAACGGTCTGCCACGCGGCTCCGTCGTAATACTGCGTCGTGTCCGATCGCCTCAATGTACGCGAATTGGCCTTCGGCAAGCGTCTTTTCCCCTGTGCCACCAAACGCCGCGTCCCGCGTCGTCGTCGTAGCGAACACCGGTATGCCTGTGTTGATCTGCGTCTGTTGCTGCAGCTGTGCAGCACTTGGCCCGGCTGTAAAGGCTGGTACGGCGGTTTGTGCGTTGGCTCCCATAGTGGATCTCCTTTTAGCCTAGGACATTTGTGCTGTCGAGTACGCCATACACCAGCGTCGTCAAGGATGAGCTCGTAGACGATGGTGGTTGGGCTGGTGTAGAACGTCATGCGGTGCCCGGTATTGAAGTCGATCGCATGCTCGACGCCTTCGACCGATAGCTCTTGTGGCAGAGCGCTGGTGGTGCCAGCGCCCGCTGGGAATGTTTTTTCAATGGTGATGGTGTCGCCAATGTCGATGATTGCGACGGTGTCGCGTTGCTGGCGGTGCCAAGCATGGTGAATTGGGTGCTGACGTCGGTGTATCGGGCTTCAGGGGCTGGCTCGAGCAGGTAGGCGGCGGCGGCGTCAATTTGTGCTTGGACGTGCAGCAGGCTGTTGGTGATGCTGTCGGTTTGGATGAAATAGGTGGCGATGCTGGTGGCGTCGGTGTCGGTGGCATTGTTGCCGTTTAGGCCCTCAACGTAGGTGCGGTTGACGACCTGGTCGGCCTCGAATGTGATGCCGACGCGGTCGTATTTGCATTTGTGTGCCGTCGTCGTGGAAGTCGGCGACCGAGGCCGACAGGGTGGTGCCGATGCGGTCTTGGAATGTGAATGTGCCATCACGGGCGATGAACATGCGACCGAATTCGGCGCTGTCGTTGATTTGTGACAGGTAGGCAAGGACGTTGGTGCCTTGCGGGACGGTGTAAACGGCAGCGTGGCCAAGGTCGACGGTGCCTGCCGGCTATGTCACGATCGCCGACCCCGTGCCGGGTAGTCGACTTCGGGCAGGTCAAGCACGGTGGCGATGCGTTGGCCTGATGTTTCGGCGGCGACGTTCAGTTCGTCCATGTAGGTCTGTGACAACAGGTAGAAGTTGTCGGCGCAATAGACGGTGACGGTGTTGAGACCGCCTAACGCAAAGTTGTAGTCGTAGTTGACGACTTTGCCGATGAACAAATATTCAAGCGTGTTGCTGGCGTTGTAGCGACCAAACCTGACGGATGCGCATTGGGGCGAGCCCTGGCGTGTCGGCGTTGGCGTCGTAGTACGGGCTAGAGGTGTCAAACGGGTTGAACACGCCACCAGCCAGCGTGTCGTTCAATGTGAAGGTCATGGTGCCTGCGCTGAATGTGTCGCCCATGTCGCGGCGACCGCGCCTGATGTTGACGTTTAGGGTGCCGTCGGTGACGTCGGCGTACGAGGTCGTGCCGTCCAAAACGTAGGTGCTGTTGTCCAATACGCCTTTTGTGGTGTCGTCGAGTGTGAATGCGTCAACGTTGAAACCTGCGTCGATTTCCAGCGTGTAGTTGCCGGATTGAACAATTGCTGTGCCGGGCATTAGTTGTATGCCGAGATTTCGATGCGGGCTGGCCCGCTGGCACGGTTGTAGGCGCGGATGCTGTCAACGACCGCCTGCCCGATTTCAGCGCTTGTCGAAATGCCACCATTGACGTTGATCGTGATGTTGTCCAGCATGGCGTTGCGGGCGCTTGAGGTGAACGGGTTGCTGGCGATCCCGGCGCCAAGCATGTTTGGGGCGGCCACAACCGCAGCTGCGCGACCACCCCACCCCCACCGCCACCGCCGCCTGTAGGCACGCTAGGAGGCGCTACAAGCACCGATCCGCCCGTTGACGAGGGAACAGGCACCCCAAGGTTTTTGTCGCCGCCTACGGTCGCTACGGCACCGCTGGAGCCACCGCCACCGATCTTGCCCATTTCGGGAATGGTGAAACCGTTGCCACCGATGCCTGGCACCCAATCTGGGATCGTGAACGACAGTCCGCCCAACGTCGAGTTCCATACGTCGGCGATCGTGTTGATGATGCGCGTCCACACGCCAAGCATGGTGTTGAGGTAGCCGGATACAAAGTCGACCATGACTTTGACGCCGACTTTGACTGCACCGAACACGGCGTCCACGACTTTGCGAAAGCCCTCAAATTTGGCGTATGCGGCAACTAGAGCTGCGCCGAGCAGGACGATGGCGGCGACGACAAGGCCGATCGGGTTGGCGGCCAAGTGTGATGTTGAATGCGGTCTGCAAGAATGCGGCGGTTTTGATGACCGCGTTGTAGGCGATGATCGCGGTAGCAAGTGTGCCAAGCACGGCGGCTGCGGCAATGACAAGGCCCGAGTTGCGCTCGATCGCGTTGGCCATCGCGGTGATGACAGGCACGATCTTTTCGAGTAGTGGCAGGACTGCGGCGCCGATGCTTTCTTGCATTTCGGCAAACGCGATTTTCATTTTTTCCATGCCGCCTTGTGCGGTTTCGGTAAATGCCTGGTTGGCGCCGCCGAATGTGCCGCCGAGCACGTTGATGATTGTTTCAAGGTCTGCGCCTTCGCGGATTAGGCCAGCCATTTCGGGTGATAAGGCCGCGCAACGCTTTGTAGTTGCCTTCGTAGGCCTTTGGCGAGCGCATCAGCAACGGTCGTGGCGTCGACTTGTGTGGCTCGGCTGATGTCAAGCACCAGCGACATTTGTTTTTGTGCTTCGTCAATGTCTTTAGTGCCACGCACCAAAGCGGCAAACGCGGGTCGCAAAACGTCGTCGGCGACGGCTGCTTGGCGCGACATGGCGCTGATCGCGTCCTCGACAGCTTTGATTTGTTCTTGCCCGGCGCCTGTCGAGTTTTGAAGCTGTACGGCTAATGCGGCTTGTGCAGCTTCATCTTCGGCGGCGGCTTTGGCTGCCATGCCAAGGCCTGCGGCGAGTGCACCAACGGTGGCAACGGCAGGCACAAATGCCTTTTCCATGACGTAGCCAGTTTTTTCGGCTGCACCGTCAAGGCTGGCAAATTCTTTTTTGGCGCGCGCAATGCCCTTTGTCGTCAAACTCGCTGATGATTGGGATGCGAATGCTCATCCGATAATCCTACGGTTGATGGTCTCTGCGACTGCGTCAAGTGCTTTTCGCATTTCGTCGGTGACGTCCTCGAGGCGTCCTTCGGCGGCTGGCCACATGACGCGCGACGGGTTGCCAGCGAATGCTGTGAGGGCGTCGCCTAAACGGTTGGATGTGCCACGCCCGGCTATGTCGTAGATCGAGGCGGCAGGATCTTTTTGGATGATGGTGACAACGCCGTCGGATCGGCGCCCGGCATCGACTTTGACGGTGACACCGCGACGTGCTTTGCGTGCATCCCAAGGCAGGATTTGACGCCCGCGTGACAGCCACCGATACCGCATGCCCGATAAGGCGCGCTCCGGGTATTTTGACTGGGCCTCGGTGATGATTGGCTGTGCAATCGCTTTGGCGTCCTTGCCAAACTGTTTGCGCGCCTCAGGATCAATCTCACGCAACGCCTTCAGCACTTCCTTGGCTCCGATCACTTCGACGCGCTGTGTCATCGCTGTGCCTGCTTACGTGGCTTGCTGTTCCATGACGTACGCAACGGTCGTCAAGTCACGCAGCTCGAATTCCACTTGCGGCGGCCAAAAGCCCGTCATAACTAAGACCTCGGCGAGGGATCTTCGCCAGGTGCCGCTGTGGTAGGGGTTTCGTCTGCGACTTCCTCGACTGGGGTGATTTCCATGTCGGGGTGTTCAGCGACCCATTCGCGCCACGTTTCGGGCACTTTGTCGCCAGCAAGTTTGCACAGGATGTATGCCCAGCAGCACATGTCGACAAAGCCCGATGCCTTTGCCGTCGGCGCTGCGCCTGTTTTCTGTTTTTTCCCATTCAACGATGGCAAGCATGTTGGTGGTCATTTCGCGGGCGGGTCGCCCGTCTTTCAGGTCGATACGCATTTTTACGCGCATCGGTTTCCTTTCGTCGGGCAAGGCTCCGCCACCGCGGGCTTGCTTGGTTTGTTTTCAGCGCCGCCCGATCGGGCTGGCGAGAACATGACTAGCTGGTGGCCTTTGCGAGCGTGCCACCCTGGAACGTCAGGTCGATCGTCGAAAGTTCGCCGAGCGATGCGTTGATCGGGGTGTGGCTTTCGAGGTAGGCAGTCGTCAGCGTGTACGACGGGTTGGTTGCCGACACAGCTCCGGACGACGGCTTGATGACCAGCGTGGTCGTGGTGCCGACAAGGCTGTAGATTGACGCTTCAGTCTCCGAGCCTGCGTACGACTGGTACAGCGTGACGGTGACGCTGTTGTTGTTGAGGCCTGCGGTGTAGGTGCGTGCGGTTGAGCCGAACGCGGTGTTTTCAAGCGCTTCAGCCGTGTAGGTAATCGTGGCGGCGGTGCATTGGTCGGTCAGGTCGACGCTGTTGATCGTGACGCTTGGGTTGGAAAGATAGACGCTGGTTGCCATGTTGAGTTACTCCTCTGGTGCTTCTTTGACTTTAGACGACTTCTTTGGTTTGTCGGTGGATATGAGCCCGCCGTCGATGAGCGCTTGCACGTTTATGCCGTCGGCTGGTTCGTATTTGTCGCCCGGTGTGCCTAGGCGGGGGCTGATGATCGTGTACACGGGTTCTCCTAACTGGTTTGGGCTTGCATCTCTACGGTCAGGTCATATGCGGGCAAGATTGAGCCTCCAATGTCAAGCACGGTTGGGCGCCCGCCTGTCACGGCCACGTTTTTGGCCAAGAGCTGCGCGCACATGTTGAGCAACGACCGTTGGGCGTCAAGGTTGGCGGAAGGTCAAGCGTCAGCACCTTGACCGGGAACGTGAGTTTTACGATGTTGTAGTTCCATGACACCCAGGATGGTGCGTCAATAAAACAGCAGGGCGGCACGATGTTGCGCGGATCGTTGACGACCTGTAGCCCGGTGATGGTTTGCAACGTGGCGGTGAGGTCGTCGATCGCCTCGTTGAATAGGTCGGTGTAGGCAGGTACTGGCATTACGCCACCTGCGGTCGGTCAATCCCCAACAGCTGCTTTACCATGCCGGATAGGCCGACGACTGGGGCGGTGGCCATGCCGTCAAACGATGCAAACTGGTCAATGGAGCCGCGCTGACGGTACAAAGCGCCCCCGTACATGATCGTGCCCAGGGTGACGTCGCCTGATGGGCTGGTGCTGACGCTGTCGATGTATCCGGCTTCTTGTCGGCGTCGGTAACAAAATTGGTTGGCGGCCGAGGCGCATTGGGTCAGGAATGCGGCGTCAGCTGCGGTTGCGGTGCCAATGCCGAGCCAATCCTCGATGTTTGTGGCGGTGATCCATGTGCAGGTCGGCGTGTATGCGACCGTCCCGGTGGCTGCGACACGCTCGACGTCCGATGCGGTCTTGGCAAATAGCACCTGGTTTTGGATCGGGATGTTGTAGTCGTAAAGCAGGTCGCCTTCGGTGTCGATGCCGAGGTACAGGTATTGCGGGAGTGCGTAGACCGTGTATGAGCCGTTGAATGTGGCGTCGACGCCCGCAACGGTGATTGCGCCGCCTACAACTA